GTGCGGCTGGCGGTTTCGTAGCCATAGGCTCTGTGCCTGCACGCTGGGTGCTACCTGGCGCTTGAGGGGTAGCACGGTTGCCGGGCCATTCTCGCCCCCAGCCGGGCGTTCCTCGGTGATGAAGTGGCCACCCACGGCGCTCCGGTAGAGGCTGTCGGCCACGTCGGAATCGGCCAACATTTTGCCGGTCGATATGGACTCGCAAAAATCCTTGTGGGTGTGTTTCCAGCGGTGAATCGTCGCTTCATCAATGCCGAAGAAATCGGCCAGTTCGCCGTCTGTCAGGCCCAACAGGCAGAGTTTGCGGGCCTGTTCCACAAACTCCGGCCGGAACTTGGTCGGGCGTCCTCGTCGGGCCTTGGTGGGGGCCTTCGCCTTCGTGCTCATGCTTCGCCCCCACGACCGCGTTCTGCAAGCATCTGCCGATGCTGTTCTTCGCTTTTTCGCATCATCTCGTCAAAGAATGCATCGAGCTCTTCAAGGGTTGAAACGCCGGTCGTGGAAATGTCCTGCTGAACCTCGTGCTTGTCTCTCCACCTGGCCGGCTGACGGTTCTTCAGCCAGAAAACCTGCGCCGTGACGTTCGGCGGGACTTGCTTGGTTTCCTTGGTGCGCGTGATGCCACCGTCCGGCCCTTCCTGTTCGCGGGTCTCGGTGACGACATGCCCGCCGATGGCTGATTGATACAGGCCGGTGGCGACGTGCGTATCAGCCTCGATCTTGCCAGCCTTTAGGGACTGAAGAAAATCGGGGTGCGCCTTCTTCCAGGTGTTCAAGGTGCGCTCCGAAACACTGAAGAATTCCGCCATCTCGGCATCGGTCAGGCCAAGCATGGCAAGCCGCCGGGCCTGCTCGACATACGCGGGAAGGTAGGCAGTAGGGCGCCCACGCTTCGGCGTAGCCATGGCCTTGCTGGCGGGCTTACTGCTCGGTTTCTTGGCGGGCATGGTCGTAGCTCGGCAGGCGTTCAATGGCCTGCTCAAAAAGGCTTTCGGCGAATTCACGAATCACGGGGTTGGCCTTGTCGGTCAGCACCAACTCACCATCACGGTACATTTCGGCAAGGGTAAAGAGGGTGTCCAGCCCCCGGTCTCCAGTTGAGTTGTAGATCGCGCTCATTTTGTTCTCCTATCGTTTGCCGGCCTGCGCCGCTTGGCGTTGCCGGGCTTCTTTGGCCTGCTGCCGTCTCTCGGTTCCAATTGCACGGGCAATGCCTGCAAGGGAACGATTGCCGGTCTCCATTGCGATTTCCCGTAGATGGCCTGGCCGGTCGCTGTACTGCTCGCCAAAAGCCTCGTCAGGGGTCAATGGTGCCTGTAGGCGGTTCGGCATCATCGTTGCTGTTTCCTTGCGGTGTAGGGGCGCCGGGACATCACTCGACCCTGTGCTGGGCTGGCGTTGTTTCCCCGAAGGGTCTTGTATTCCCGCCATACAGCCCCGGCGCTGAAACTCATGTCCATTGCCTCATTGCAAGCCAATCACCACGATCAATGGCGGCCAGCGTACAGAGGGTCATGGAAAGCGCCATTTCGACATAATCCCCGCGTTTGTCGACGGGGGATGTCAAGGGGGCGGAAATGGCCTCGATAACCAATGGTGAGTAAATCCGGTTCTTGTATTTCATGGCGATGATGGTTGGTGCGCGGCTGGGCATTGCTACCTCGGCGAGGCCGGCGCTATTGAGCTTGCCGTCTTTGACCGCTGTCACCAGGCGTGACAAAACGAGGCCGTCCTCGGCAAGCTTGATCGGCAATGCCCATTCCATCAATTTGCTGAACGGGGCCTCTACTTCTCGCTTGGGTTCTCGCCATGCCCGGAATAGGGCTGTCACCTGCATTTTTGCTGGCTGCATAGCATCGAAAACTTGGGTGCTGTTCAGCTTCGTGACACCTGTTCGCCCCTCGAATTGACTGATGAAATCGGCGCCATCTACCAGTGGCCCCAGCAATCCAGACTGGAGCATGGCGGCGCTGGTCGGAAATCCTGATTCCATGCCCGAATTTTCAAAAGGCGATTTCCATCCAAGCGTCAATTCCAGGCTGGATTCGAGCAGCGGCGCCCGAACGGTGGTGCTCTCGTCAATCCGCTTCCCGTTGCGGCCTACCTCATAGAAGCTGGCAATCAGGTGCGGCGACAGCCCGTCCCACAGCGAAGAGAGGTTTTGCTTTGTTTTCGGCTGGCCGGCTGGGTTCTGTCCGGTCGCCTCCGGGGCGCTGCGCTCACTCATGCCGCGCTCCGCTCGGTGGCGTGCTCAAGCAGCACCTCGGCAGCGCGGACGCGCGCATCAGCAGGGGCGGCAGAATCCTTGGCAACGGCGGCCAGTGCTTCGACGGCTTCTTCGGCATGCCGGGCTGCCCGTGTGCGGATGCTGGCGGCGCCGGGTGGCCTGCCGGGGCGGGTGTTGGGTGTCGGTTGTTGCATGGCTGCTCCTTGGAGTGGTGGCCGGGGATCAATGAGCCCGACTCGAAGGGCTGGGGGCTGTTTCCGCGAAGCGCTACGCGGTGTTGCATTGACCCATCTCGCCCCGGCCGTTGATCGTTACGCCCGGAGATACGCGGGAACTTCGAGTTTCGGTTGCGGTGCCTGTACCTTGATCGGATCACAAGGCACGAAACCCGGCGGCAGCAGCGATTCATCGCGAGTGCTCAGATACTGCTCCAGAGAAACGGCCTCAACACGCGCAGCATCCAAGTTGGCAATCATTTCGCCGACGTTCGCAGCGGGTGCGTATCGCGTGACCTCATCAGCAGACATGCCGGCAGTAATCAGCTTTTGGCGGCGCTGGGTGTGGCTGTGATCGGCATTGTGGATGGCCTTTTCCAGTTGCGGAATGGCCTCCATCAGGGCGAATAGGCGGCGGGTTGCCGTGCCGACAATCTGCGCACTCCGAGCGGCCTCTTCCTGCTTGGCCTGCTCGGATCGCCGGGCGTGATCCTCAATTTCCTGCGCTGCACGGTCAATCTCGTGTGCCAGCAATGCAATAGCCATGTTCAGCGGCTCGGTGCGGTACTGCTGGCGAGCGATGGCGGCAAAGGTGGTGGGGTTCAGCTTGCTGGCAATCGTTCGAAGCTGGAAGATGCCACGTTGCGCTACGCGGATCGTCTCGCGGTCAGTGATGAGTTCCCGGATTTCTTCGGGGGCGGGGGTGGGTAGGCGGTCAAACATTTGGGTTCTCCTGTGGTTTCGGTCATTGTCTGCCCGACAAAACCGGGTTTCTTGCCCGGTTTTCCGGTTATTGCTGTGCGTTTTTGCTGTGGCACTCCGGGTTGTCGGGAATGCCGTTGTGCCAGGTGACAGCGTTGCAGCAAGTCATTTCGCCGCCGTCCTCCTGCCAGCTTTCGCAGCCAGCGCAGGCTTGCCCTTGGAAATGGGTGGTAGCCGTCATCAGCGCCTTCAGATTGGCATGCAAAAAGCTGGCTACCCGTTCGTTGGTGACAACAAGACCGGACTGAGCTACCTGATCGACAGCGAGTTGAATGAATCGCTCAGGGCTGGCGTTGTCGGCGAGTTCGCGGGCTGCCTCAGTGCAGGCTTTGGCATAGCCGAAGACGATGCCATCCTGCTCGGGCGGGGTTGGGTTTTGGTGGTTCATGGTGCTACTCCTTGTGGTTGGTGATTGCTGCGGTCGACGCCGATTTCGACGCGAAAACGCTGGATGGTGCTGTTGGCTTTTGCGGCATGGCGGACGAGGTTTTCGGCGGCTGCGGCAAGGCGTGCTGAGCCGCGCATTTCTTCGAATTCGGGGTTGATTTCGGCAAAGCGCCGGATGGCTTCGGCGGTTCGCTCCGATTCATCAGCGATGACTGGCAGCAAGGCGGAAACGGCGGCAACGCGCCGCTGTAATTTTTCGAGCGCCTTCATGTCCTCGATGCGTGATTTCTCCCATTCGCCAATCAGCCAGGTCTGAACGCCACGCTGCAAACCGGCTTCAAAATCGTCTGTTGCTCCGAACAAGAAGTCGATGCTGACATCGTAGAGTCTGGCGGCGCGCACGATCAGCCATAGCGGAACGGAGTTTCTATCCGTCGCCCATTCCACCATGGAGAGCATTGAGGGGTTTGAGCCCAGTCGCTTGGCGGCCACGCTCTTGGACATGTCGCACAGTTCGCGTGCCTCTCGCATCCGGGCGCCGATGATCTGCACAAGGCGGGCTTGCTCGCGCTTCGGATCGCCATCGAAAACCGGCAGTGCCGGTGCCTCGTCGTCGCTGTCGAAATCTACGTCGGATGGCAAGCCGCAATTTTCGGCTCTCTGGGGCGTTTTTTCATCCTTGCGAATATCTCGCGATTCGTTCATTGGCTTTTTCGTCTCCTGGTTCGATTGCGCTTGCTTGGCGGGGATTCTGATGACCGCCAAAGAGGCAGCAATCACGGTTTGCCGGAATGGGAAACTCATATCAGCCCCCTTGCCCGGATTGCT